CTCAACATAGTGATTTGTTTTTCTCTCCACATTTCAAACTTCTTCATTGATTCCCACTTACCAAGAGTAGCACAAACAACATTGTTTGCAACTATTGTGTGGTGTTTATCAAGAATTAAATTATAAACATTAAGTGGTTTAGATTCAAACAACTTACCAATCTCATGAGCCTTATACCATTTACCACGATACTTCATTGGATGGTTATCTGTAGTTATTAGATTCTTAAATTTAGAAAGTGTATCACCGTATGGTCTTTCATCTTTAATTAATTTTAATATTTTTGCATAACCAATTTCTGTTTTGACTTTCATTCCTTGTCTTAGATATTTTATTGGAACTTGTCTACCATTACTTAATTTTACTTTTGTATCTCCTGTAAAACAAACACCTGAAAATCTATCGTATTTTTCCATACCTCGTTCTTCTTCATCTGCAGCTCTTTCTTGAATCTGTTCATCTACAGATGGTTGTTCTTCTCCTGTAGTTACACCAGCAAAAATATCTATATTTGACAAATCTTCTGGGGTAAAAATTGGTGGAAGTTCTACAGGTACAATATTTTCTAAAATCTGTTGTCCAGTAACACTATACATACCTTTAATTGTTATTTGTCCACCAACCATTGCATCACTAAAACCTGGTTCTTTATCATGTGGTGTTAATATCAAAATATTAGGGTCTGTTAAATCAAATCTTATTTTACCTGAAGTAGAATTTGTAAGTGGTGTATAAGTCATCCATGAATTTATTTCTTTTATTCTTTTTCTATAAAGTGAATTTTGAATATTTTGAGTATCTACTTCAACTTCTGATTTATCGGCTGATATTTTCTTTACAACATATTTTAATTCTTTTGCAAATATTTCTTTTAATTCTTGTCTTGATTGTCTTTTACCAAATTTTTTAGTTGAAAAATATTTAGTTTTACCATTAATAACTTTTGTTTGAACTTTACCAACATGAACCTCACCAAACTCATTTACAAATACAGTTTGTTGTTTACCAGCAAGTCTTTTTAAAAATAAATACTTAACTTTATAAGTACCTTCTGTGAAACCCATTTCTCGTAGGTGGCCACCAATATCTAAATCAACTTTTCTATCATCTGGAAATATATCTCCTGCAGGAAATATTTCATCACCAACTAATACATCGTTTTCATCAGTAGTTAAGTCGTCTGATTGATAAACATAGATATGAATATAATCTTCACCTCGTCTACCAAATCCAGAAGGCAGAAATCCAGGAAGTTCTAATTGTTCTTTATCTTTTTGATTTAATCCATATTGTAACATTAATCACCCTCTGTTGCTACTTTTTCAAGTTCTACTTGTAATTCATTTATAGTTTCGTTTAAGGTTGTATTTAATTCATCTTGAGCATCTATCTTGGATTGTAATTCTATTCTCATACCTTCAAGTTCAGGAGGTGTTACTTCTGGTTCTTCAGGTGGTATTTCACTAAGTAACTCATTGAACATTGATGCACCATTTCCACCCAATTCTTCAGGACCAAAAAACTTTATAAATGTTTCTTTATTAGAAGATTTTTGTACTACTGGAAGTCTAACATATTGATGTTCTTTTTCCATTGAACTACCTGGATTTTTAGGGTCTTCGTATGATAACAAATATCCATTCTCATCTCGTAATGGGTCTGTCGCGTCAAGTGCTGAACCAGATATGGCAGCTCTTTTCTTTTCTTCTTCTAAAGATTTTAAAAGTTTTTGTTCATCTGCATCTTGTACATTTTTATAATAATCGGAAGTTCTAGCTTTACTATATCTATAAGGCATTTTATCTCACCACTTTAAATTCATAACCATCATCATATACTATTGAAGATTCATCTGATCCACTCCCACTTACTACTTTAATTTCGAACTTGTAATGTCTTTCTGACTGAAACCCGTCCATCCAAATATTAAAATAATTACCTTGTGAATCACAACTAACTATTGAACCTGTTCCAAATGGAACTATCACATCATCAGTTAATGAATCCTTTACTGAATAGTAAGTTCCATGTCCAAGTGATTGACTACCACTTGGTAAAAATTTTACAGTTAAAGCTGCAGGTGTTGTATCAAATCCTCTTGTTGGATATAATTCTCTACCTACTAATCTGAATTTTACTTTTGATTTTTCTTTATATTCTGGTTTAAGATTTTTAAAATAAACAGTTAAATTATCTAAATCGGTTGAACCCAATTCACTTAAACTTCCTGTACTCCAAGAACTATCATCCCACTCAACTTCTAACTTTGGTGGAAATATTGTATTTGTTTCTCGTGAGAAAAATTTTAAATGTCCATAGTGTGTAGCATCACCTTCAGCCGAACCAGTTGCGGTTGTTGGATCAAATATAGAATACATACTTTGTGATGTTGCTACATTTTCCCTCTTAATAATAAATCCATTATTTGGAAATACTGAACTTGAATAGATATGATTCTTAACTAAATCACTTACATCCATACGAATGTCTGTAGTTTCATATACTAAATTTTGTGAAGAACTAACTTCATACTGACTACTGATACTTGATGTGAACCAAGTTCCACCTTGTGTAGTACTACCACTAACCCATTCAGTTTTTGTTGTATCATTATCACGATACTTCCAACTTGCTCCATCACTCAATACTGGGTCTCTACTATAATATCCAGTTCCACCTGTCCAACTTCCACTAACAATATATGAATGTAAAGATTGTTCTACTGCTAATTCACTTGAAGCCGCATCATAAAGATTTATATAAAATTTTGCATCACTTGGAATCACTCCACTCTGTACAGAAGATGAAATGTATCCATAATCAAACTTCATCAAGATTCGTGATACTCCAACTGTAGTTCCTGTTGAATTAACTTCCTTTCTAACTTCTAATATTTGATCAATTCCTGTATTAATAGAAGAACTTATATTACCTTCATAAATTGTTGAGTCTACTATAGGATATTCAAAATAATACATTATACATCTCCTACTACTCTACCCTGAATATCTGTATTCGGAAATTTTAATTCGAAGATACAAGGGTCTAATGATGGATATATTACACCATCTTTTGTTGCTGATTGTAAATCATATACATGGCCACTATATCCACTTTCTGTTTGCCATTCATTCTCAATAACTACCATTTGTTTTTGTGGATTATCATCTCCTGGTGGAACTATACTTGCCACACCATCAACTAATGAAATTGCATAAGCAATATCACTCAGTATAATTGGTTGTCCAATTTGCCATTTCTTAATATCAAAATATTTCTTAACTGATTCTATTGCCTTTAACAATACTTCATTTTTATTATATCCTCGTTGAGTAATAATTGAAAATCTACAACTAATATTTACAGTATAAGCATCTTTAATATTAATTGCATCTGTTAAAATTCTATATTGTGATAAATAAGTTTTTAAATTTTGTTTAACTGCTTGATTTAATGCTACTAAATGTTGATTAGCATCATAACCCAATACATAAAAGTTTAATGCCAATGGATTAGGTAAAGTACTTATAGCTGTATTTTTTACAATCTTACCATTCTTAACTATCTCTTTAGTATTTGCTTCTAATTGTTCATCTTGTACAATAAAACATTTAGCAATATTACCATACTTTTGTGGTAATGAATAAACTCTAATAATATAATCTTCTTTAGTAACTGCTCTATTTTGAGAATTAAAATATGCTAATGCATTTTGTCTAACTTCTTCGTTTGATTCACCACCAGAACCTCCAGTTGCTGGGCCCTCATTAGTAACAATTAAACTTGATTTCATATCACTTACTTTTGCACTATCTAATCCTGTATCATCGAATGTCCAACTAACATTATCAAGATTTGTAATTGTACCAGAAAGTGCATTATCTTTAACTGAACCACCATAAGTATAAGTTACAGTCAATGTAGTATTACTTGGAGCCAATCCAAATGTTCTTGTCTTTAAAAAATTACTTGGGTCAAATGAATCATCTAATTTATTAACACCCAACGATAACGATGAACCAACATTATCTGGATTTGGAATTATCTCCTCATCCGCATTTGCACTAATACCACTACCAAATCTTATTTCTGTTTTACCATCACTACGAACATACTTTGTAAATCTTTTAGCCGTTTTAATTAACTTTAATAAGAATGGTGATTCCTTTTTATGTGTTGATAAATCAGGACTATTCAAATCAGAATTTTCCATTGAAGCAAAAACAGTATCTTGAGCCAAAAATGGAACTTCATACCACTTATCTTCTTTACTATCTGTTATTGAGATAATATCAATTATTTTATCATTACTTAAAATCACTTTATCAAATTTAGTAGAGTTTCCAAATGTAAATTCTTGTGATGTTTTAGTTCCTGATTTACAAATTCCTTTTTTAGTTAATTTAAAATGAGATGGTGTATCATCTGAATATTGTGAAATCTCTTGTTCCATATCATCTAATGAACTTGATACTTTAAAATTAATATCATCCGTCAATCTAAATGTTATACCATTAGTAGATGAAAATGTACTATCACCTGCTAATATTGGTGCATAATCTAAATTTGGTTGATAAGTTTCTCCAACTTGTAATGCAGGAACTTCTACACTAAAATCACATATTGCTGTGGAAGGACTTGAAAGTTTAGGTTCATATCCAAATGATTGAGCAATTTTATAAATATTTTTCTTTTCTTCTGCTGCATGTAATAATGATTCACGATATTGATTATCAACATAAAATGATAATACATCACCAACATATGCTGCCATCTCTATAAACATCATTCCAGGACTTGCCTCATTAAAATCATTATAAGCTTTAGGAAAATAAGATTTTGCAAATTCAATTAAGTTACTTCTTATATCACTAAATTCTCTACCGAGATATTGGACTTCCTTTTTCTCTACTTTTTGATTTGTATTATAATCGACAGCCATTCTATCCTCCTGTATTAAAATTAAATGTCATTGTTTCAAGTGCATCAGGGTCATCTGTATCTACTCTGAACTCAAGAGAAACCGTTACTTGATTAGGATTGGATTCATCCTGTAAAGTAAAAATATTTTCTGCTGTAATATAAGGTAACCATATTGCTAAAGCTTCTCTAATTGCATTATCAATTTTTTCTCCAATTGTACCATCAATTGGTTCAAATATAATTGCAGGTAAATCACTACCAAATTCAGGTTGAGATACTCTCTCACCTTTCATTGTTAATAAAAGATTTTTTATATTAGATGATGCTTGTTCTTTTAATGTTGTTGAACGGGGGAAAAATCCCTCTCCACCTACTCCATATGTTAATGGAAAGGTACATCCAAAGAAACTATCTTCGTCATCATTTAATGCTGCTACTGATGGGTTATCTGGCATTATCTATTACTCTTCATTTTATCGTGTTTCATTAACTTACTATAATCCTTTGTTAAAGCATCTTGTACATGGTCTGGAACTTGATTTGCTGTAACTCCAGCTTCTTTCATAGTTTGTACTGCTCCAACTTCTCTTTGTGTTTGTTTATCACCACCAAAATTAGTATCACTATATCCTAATAGTTCTGATGCTCTTGAAGTATCAAATGTTCCGCCTCCCATAGTTGGGTATTCATCCATTTCGCCGTTTCCTTCAATTCCACCAACCGTTTCATTTAATATATCATTCAAAGTTGAATTTGATGTATAGGTAACCTTCTCTCGTTTCTTATACTTTTTTCTAATCGGTTCTTTGAACTCTTTTTCAGTAAGTGATTTTAGAGAAGTAGATTTCTCCTCGTTTATAAATATCTCGTTCACCTGTTTTTTAACTTCAATCTTAACGACTTCTCGTATTATTTTTACTAACTCTTTTTTAGTCATGTCTAACTCCTTTACGCACCACTTGGTACTTTATAGCCTGTAAATACAGTTGGTACAGTTCCCAATGGAACTCCAACTCCCTGTACTTGTTTTAAATGTGTATCAAATGCTTTTATCAATTGGTCAATAAAATCATCTACACTTTTGTTTTTAATTCCTTCTGCGTCAATAAATGCTCCAGTTACACCTGGAACTACTACAACACACATATTACTTGAAACGGCTCCAGTCCAA